CAAAGAAAAAGCCCCCGGCTCCTGCGTGCATTGCCCCCGACGAATCCATGCTTCTGGATTTATCAAGAAACACAGGAGACGAGGGCTTAATGCGTCGGAAGCGTACTACGATCTTCCTGCGGCGTCCATCTTTCCTGCTAGACTCCTTTTTGTGCGGGGTCATAGCCGCATCCCTCCTGTGGCCTGCCCCGAGTACCTTCTCCCAATAAGGTACGTGCATCTCCGGGGTGGGCCATTTCACTTTGTTACACTTCCGATTGTGCTAACTGAACCTGTCATACGCGCGCTCTGGTCGCAGCTTGACGATTCCGACCCCATCGGCCATCCAGGTCAGGGTTGGGTTGCTCCGTCTGCCATTCACGAAAAGTTCATCTTTGACGATACGGCGGAAACGTATCTAGTTTGCGGCGGAGACCGGGGCGCAAAGACCACTACAACGGCGATGAAGGCATATCTTCTCGCGTTGGAATTTATATCCACCTATCCTTTAGACGCGGGCGGGAATGTTGCGTGGGTTGTTGCGGATAACTACAACCTGACATCAACCGAAATGCGCGATTGCATAGGCGAATGGCTTATGCAGATGCCCGAAATAGCCCAGACAAGGGGAAAAGAGGGCGGTTTCAAGCAAACTTCCCGCATCGACCCCGGAACAATCGAGATTCCCACGCCGAACGGCAAGACTTTCAAGATAGAAACGAAGTCTGTCGGAGACCCTATGAACGCGATGCGCGCGGAAGGGCCGGTTTGGATACTCGCCTGCGAAGCTGCGCTACTTTCCCACGACTTCTATCTCAGGGCGCAAGGTCGCCTCGGTCAGATACGAGGCCAGTCCAACGGAAAGTTCGGACAACTCATCATGTCGGGAACTTTGGAAGGGTCTCTCGGCTGGTATCCGACCCAGTATACGAAGTGGAAATCAGAGACAGAGGCTACGTTAGACAAGGCTGCTGTCTACTCATTCCGGTCCCAGGACAACCCGTTTGCGTGGCCTGGAGGTGCGGAAAACGTACAACTCAAGCAACTAGAGCGGGAACTGCCCGAAGCGTTGTTCATGGAGCGGTATCTTGCCGTTCCGAGTCCTCCGAGCGGTCGTGTCCACGACAGGTTCGACTCTACAGTTCACGTCAAAGAGGTCGAATACGACCCTGCATTGCCTATTTATCTGGGAATGGACCCTGGATATTCGGGTGCATCGTCTAATTACGCGATTGTTGTGGCGCAGAAAAAGAACGTCCAGCGTGCTGACGGTCGGTCATTCCAGCAATGGCACGTTATCGACCAGATTTACGAACATCACATGACGGTAGACGAAATATGCCAGAAGGCTATGGATCAATACTGGTGGAAGAATCCCAAGAAAGTCGGGGTCATCGACATAGCCGGGTCATACCACGCAGGCGCACAGGAATCCAATACAGAGGTGTGGCAAAAGAAAACAGGGCTTACACTTATGCACCAGAAGGTCAGCATCCAGCCGGGTATTGACCGCTTCAACACGATGCTTCAGTACGACCCGGAGTTTCGTGAGCCGAAGGTTTTGTTCCATCCACGGTGTACCGGCATCCTTTCAGAACTCGGGCATTGCCTGAGTCCTGTGGATAAGCGGCCTCACATATACTCATGGAATAAGAACCGTATGGGTGATGTGATAGGAAAAGTCCCAAAAGATGATTTCTGTGACGGGATCAAAGCTCTCACATATCTCTGGATCAACCAGGTTGGCTACGCAACAGCGAATCAAGGGCCAAAACGACCGCATGTTCGGAACATACGCAGCCGTAGGCGAGCAGCGTTGACGAGGTATTAAGTGACTACTGTTGAAGCGCGTCTTGAAAATGCACGTCTAGCAGATGATGGAAGCCCGCGCGAACCCCGGCGACGTATGAGTCGTGATAACGAACGTGACGGTATTCAGAAAATCCTCGAACGCATTGAACTGCGTGAGAAAGCACTTCAACCTCTCTGGGATCGCATGGATGCGGACTTAGAACGATATGCACTTGTACCGTTTGAGCCGGTAGCTGGCGACGGTATATCTCCCGAAGACGCTTATACGTCAAACGAGCCACGGACTCAGGCAGACAAAGTTATCTCGATTGTCGGCTACGCTCCTACGATTGTTAAGATCGAGTCCGAAGTCGAAGAGGGTCAGGCCAACAACGTAGATCAGGATGCCGAACGTGTTGCGATTGGGATGCTTCGTCTAGGTGACGAGAACTTAGTCAAGGTCGGCACTACGCCTTTTCAGGCAACGCTCTCTCACTTTGCAATCGTAGAAGGCGGCTGGGTAGCCTGCCGTAACCTTCTTACGAAACGTGAGGACGGGTCTACAAAAGTAAACCTGACTCCGATTGATCCCCGTCAGCTTGTCTTTCAGATGGGTTCGGAAGGTCTGATCTGGGCTGCGATCATCACGATGCGGAATCGCCTCTCTATAGAGGATGAATACGATTTCGAGTTTGACGAGACCTCTGAAGATGTGAATAACGACGACATGCAGGAAAAGGTTGTCGATTACTACCGCAAGGAAAAAGGGCAATGGATGAACTCGGTCATCATCCAGAGCGAACATAAGTACGCAAAGAAGCCTGCGAACACCTTTTCTGTAGAAGACCCCATCACTATTCGTGGGATCGGGTCGAATCCAGGGACTGCTTCGTTCAGCCTTACGACGGGTGCTAACGAGACCCGGAAGATTCAGGGGCTTGAGGGCTTTGGCGAGTCTGTTTTCGCCCCGAACCGGGCGATCTACGAGTCAGATAACCGGGTCAAGTCGATCCTTACGTCTAATCTGGCGAAGCAAAACTCCGGTATATACAAGACGACTTCGGCGGGTGGCGAGTTCACGCTTGAAGAAGAGCCTGATAAAGCAGGACAGATAACACTTAACAGTTCATTAGGAGAGGATGTAAGTCTTCTCGACCTCCCTGCGATCCAGAACGGTGCAATTACAAACCTTAGTTTCATAAACTCCGATCTTATTAGCGGAGGCACACCACCCTCTGCTAGTGGCGTAGCGTCTGGCTCACAGTCTGGGCGCGCTCTTACGATCCTCAATTCGGTTCTTGCAGACCGAGCACGACCGTTTGCTCATGCAGTCGAGGCTTGTATGCAGGGAGCCGTAAAAGCGTTGATGGCTCAGTACGAGACAGGCCAGTACGAGACGTTGCGAGTGACAGGCAAGTTGCTCGACAACATAGGGTTCTCACGAGAAATTACGGCTGACGAGATTAAGGGACACGGGCCACTTATGGTCGAACTTGTTCCTAGTCTTCCGCAAGACGATCAGGCTCAGTGGATGATGGCTGAGTTTGCAAGACGACCTAATGCTGAAGGCAGGCCGGTTGTCTCGGACACGTTTATCAAGGAAGACATTCTTCGACTCAAGGATGCCCAGCTTGAAGAACGCCGTGTAGATATACAGTTGGCGACCGCTGCGACTCCAGAGAACCTGCTTATGGGACAACTTCAGTCTGCGCTTGAAGCAGGGAATATGATTGTTGTTCAGAACTTGGCCGAACAGATTCAGCGACTTAAAGCCCAGCAATTCATGGAAGACCAAGCGCGCGAGTTTGCGTTCATGCAAATGATGGGTCAGAATCCCGTTCAGGGCGCAGCACAGGGTATGGGAGCACAGGCAGGCGGTATGGGAGGCCCAATGGGAGGCCCACAGGGTAGCCCTCCGTCTCCAACAAACGGCATGACTCCAGAACAAATGCCACTAGCAGGAACTCCACTCGGGCCTTCGCCTGGAGCGAATGATCCAACAGCGAACGCGGGCGTACCGCGACCAAACGGGCAAGGTATACCGGGACTGGAACTCGGGTAGGAGAACGTAATGGCAAAATATGTTGTAAGAGTCGGGAACACTTCTTTTCGGATGGAAGCTGGAAGCACTGGGTCGGCAATATTCCGCGCCAAACAGTGGTTCCCGTCACTCAATCCTTCGGAGTTTAACGCTCGTCAAGAGACTTCTGGTGATGGGAAGGTTCTTTTTATTGACCACAGTAACCTCGCCTCACAGAGGCCAAATATCATCAAGGCGAGTGGGGTAGGGTCAGGTACTTGGAGTACCGAGACGGACATGGGTGGCACGGGCGGTACGGGCGGTGGCTTCCAAGCTATGGCAGATGGTCAGTTGCCAACTCTAGATAATCTAGGGCCGGGAGCACAACCTGTTCTTCCGCCTTCTCCGGGCGGCGCACTAGAACAGCAGGCTCCGTTTGGGGCGTTCACAAACTTTCTTGGGCGGTATGCGGGGCTTGGCTCTGACGATCCAAGAAGCGCAGCCCGGACGTTTGCTGAATCTCAATTCAACCCGAACTTATCTGCTTTTCAGGGGCGAACTCTCGCGGAGGGGCTTCCTGAAGGTGTCGGTCAAGCCAATGCGTTCCAGAGCTTTCTGGGTGAAGGCGGAGGGGGATTCAGCCCCCGGCAGAAGCTGGGAGATGCTTTCCGTTCCCTTCAGGCAGCGGCTCCGGGGGCAGATTCCCAATCGGACTTGGGGCTTATGTTGAACGCCCAGAGTGAGGGGGAGTTTGAGCAACTGTTTAACCTTGCATCAAACCTTCAGGCATCAAACACATCTCCTCTTGTGTCTCGCGCGCTCCGAAACTCTCGTGGGAATAACTGGGAGAACTTCAACCGATTCGCAGCACAGCGTCAGGCTGGCGGCGGGCAGAACGCTTTGAGCTATCTTCGGAGTCAGTTCGGCCTCGGCGGATTGGGGTTCTAACCAATGGCGATGCAGAACGAACTTTTCAACCCGTTCAAGGACTTCCTTGAGACCGATCAGGGCCGCAAGGCTGCGTTCTTCGGCGCAACCCCTGGTTTCAATCAGGGCGGCAGTCGCCAGCAGTTCTTCTCTAACCTGTTCCCGCAGTTCGAGAACCGTTTCCTCGGCGCGCTCGGGCAGCAGATACAGGGCGGCGGTGCTCCGACGCTACAGTTTCAAGACTTTCTCCAGAATAACTTCGACCCGCGTGCGGAACTCTTGAAGGCTCCTGCTTACCAGTCAGGACAAGGGACTTCTGGCCTCGTTAGCCCCGGACGATTTCTTACATCTTTTTGAG